GCTTCAAGAACCCGGTGCAGATCCGAACGCGAACGCGAACGAACCGGGTGGCGGAACCAACGGGTCAATGCCCACACTCAACGGCAACAACGGCCGAGCACTGCTCACCCGATAGGAGAGTGATTCCACAGTGGACCGTAAGAGCCTCGGCCGAGTCGAGATCAAGGACGCGGATGACGACAAGGGCACGTTCACCGCGCTGATTGCGACGTTCAATGCCAAGGACTCCGACGGCGACGTGACTCTTCCCGGTGCCTTCCCCGAAGGGAAGGGAATCCCGGTGTCGAGCTACGGACATACGTCGTGGGAGGGGGCATTGCCGATCGGTTCGGCCGTGCTCACGCAGACGCGTACCGAAGGTCTGGCGAAGGGTCGGTTCTATCTCGACACGCCGCACGGCAACGCGGCTTACACGACGCTCAAGCGACTGTCCGACGATGGTCACCCGAGCGAGTGGAGCTACGGCTACGCGCCGAAAGAGTTCAACTACGGGGACTGGGACGGGGAGACCGTTCGGTTCCTCAAGGCGGTCGACGTGTTCGAGGCGAGCCCGGTGCTCAAGGGTGCCGGCATCGGAACGCGGACGCTGGACATCAAGCGCGACAAGGGTTCTGGAGTATCCACAGTGGACTACTCGTACAAGGGAGTCATCGGCGCGCACGACTGCGCGACGGTCGTTACCCGGTGGGTGCCGGCAAAGGCGCTCCACAACCTGGGTCTCGGTGCGACGATCCTCGATCTGCGAGCAGTGCACGCATTCGTGGATCCGACGCAGGACCCAACCATGAAGTCGTCGTATCACTTCCTTCATCACGACGCACCGGGCGCGCCGGCAAACCTGCGCGCTTGCTATCTCGGAATCGCTGCGCTCAACGGCGCGAAGGGTTTCGCGGTACCGGAAGCCGCTCGTGCGGGGGTGTACGATCACCTTGCTTCGCACATCCGTGATGCGGGTCGCGAAGCACCGGAACTACGCCAGCCCGGTGAGCGCCTGAAGATGCGTGAAGAGACGATGGTTCTCCTAGCGCAGGCAACGGATCTCACGGGTCGGCTCGTAGAGGTCGGCGCCTCTCGTGTTCTCAAGCGAGAGCGTTCGATCACTGCGGCGAATCAGGAAGTCCTTACGTGGCTTCGTGAAGAACTCGCGGCGCTAGACGCTCTCCTGGACTCTCCGGACGAAACTGCGAAGCAACTGAAGTTGCAGTTCATCCGGAACGAACTTCTACTGTCCACGGAGGACTGAGGAATGACGTTCCCCGCACTCAAGGAACAGCAGGGCAAGGTCGACGCTCTGCGTAAGGGAATGAACGACATCTTCGCGGCGGCCGGCGAAGACGTGAACCTGGCGGCCGTTCCGGCGAACATCCTGCCGGCTGGCGTGAAGTCGGGCGACACGCACGCGATCCGCGATCTCATCGCGAAGATGAACGAGGATCTGACCCGCGAAGTCAAGGAACTCGAATCGCTCAAGGGCGTCGAGCGCGCGGCTCTTGCGGCGGCCGGTGGGCGTGACGGGTACGGCATCGGCGGCGACGGCGCTTCCGCGACGGATCCGGGTAACCGGAAGAGCATCGGCCAGATGTTCACCGAGAGCGATGCGTACAAGAACCTCAAGGGTCGCGCCATCGGTGACATGTCGAACATCGACGTGAGCCTCAAGACGCTCATGACCACGAGCGCCGGATGGGTTCCGGAGACCACGCGGTCCGGCCGCGTCGTCGAGTTCGCAACCCGCCCGATTCAGGTCGCGCAGTTGATTCCTTCCACCACGACCGATCAGACGGCCGTGACGTACATGGAAGAGACCACGTTCACCAACAACGCGGCCGAGATCGCGGAAGCCGGCACGTATCCCGAATCGGCGTTCGCGTTCACCGAGCAGTCGGTGATGGTGCGGAAGATCGCAGTCTTCCTCCCGGTGACGGACGAGCAACTGGAAGACGTCGGGCGTATCCGGGACTACATCGACAACCGGCTCGAATTCCAGATCCGCCAGCGGCTCGATCTGCAAATCATCTCGGGCAACGGCACTCCGCCGAACCTGCGCGGCATGCTCAACATCGTCGGCATCCAGACTCAGGCGAAGGGTGCAGACCCAACGCCGGACGCCGTCTACAAGGCGATGACGAAGGTTCGCGTTACGGGACAGGCGAACCCGAACCTCGTGGTCATGCATCCCACCAACTGGCAGGATGTTCGGCTTCTCCGTACGGCGGACGGTCTCTACATCTGGGGCAACCCGTCGGACGCCGGACCCGAACGGATCTGGGGCCTCAACGTCTCGACCGCGCAGGCGATGACCCTGGGAACGGCCGTCGTCGCTGACACCGCGTACATGGAACTGGCAACGCGTCGCGGGCTCGATGTGCAGGTCTCGAACTCGCACGGCACGTTCTTCGTCGAGGGCAAGCAGGCGATCCGCGCGGACATCCGCGTTGCGTTCGTCGTCTACCGTCCGGCCGCCGTCTGCACCGTCACCGGTCTGTAACCACCGTCCAACTAGGACTGTCCACAAGGGAGGGTTAGACGGTGGGAACCATCGAGGGCACGGGCCGCGTCAAGACTGTGCGCGGTGAGTATGACTTCGCGGTCGACGGTGGTGCGGTGAGCACGATCACGCTTCGCGGCGACAACACCATTCCGGCCGGCGCTGTCATTCTCGGCGGTTACGTCGAAGTCGACACGGCGGTCACGTCGGGTGGCGCGGCAACGGTCGCGGTGAACGTAGAGGGTGCTGGCGACACCGTTGCGGCGGCCGTCGTTTCCGGCGCGCCGTGGTCGACCACCGGCCGCAAGTCGGTGATCCCCGCATTCACGGGAGCGACCACGCTCAAGACGTCGGTCGCCCGGTCGATCGCAATCACCATTGCGGTTGCCGTGCTTACGGCCGGCAAGTTCCGCGTCGTTCTGCTCTACGTGTAAACGGAGGAAGACTGAGAATGAAGACTGACACTCGGCTGTATGAATCGACGAATGGCGAACTCGTGCGGGAAGGCGACCCGCGCGCCGCGTTCCTCGTGGCCATTCCGGGCGACGAGGTTCCGGAGCGACACGCTTCCGCGTTCCGGGATTTCGGCAAGATCGACGAGAGTGCGCCGCTCGCGACCCGCGCTCAGGTCGACTCCGACGCGCGTGACGAACTGCGTCACGCAATGGTCGGCGAAGACAAGCAGGGCAAGGCGAACGAGCCGCCGCTCATGAGCGAACGGCTCATGACGGAACTTGCCGACGAACAGCGCCGCATCGCGAGCGCGCCGGCCGCCGTACGCGCCGAAGACAAGCGCGCGGCGAAGTCGGGTGCTGTGGTCACGGAGCGCCGGCTGTACCGCACCGACGACGGGAAGTTGGTGAACGAGGGAGACGCGAACGCGGCGTTCCTCGCGTACGCGGCCGGTGACCAGATCGCGGACTCGGACAAGGACGCGTTCTCGAAGCTGGGCAAGGAAGACGAAGAGTCCACAGAGGACAGTGGCGACTCGTCGACCGACGACGACAGCAAGGCGAGCGTGCCGGCCGACAACAAGGAAGCCAAGCCGGCCGCCAATAAGGCGACCACGGTTCGCGCTTCGGCGAGCAACAAGTAAGTTCGATCAACGTCGCGCGGTGCCGGTGCTCACCCGGTACCGCGCGACGTTCCACAATGGAGGATCACCGTGGCTGAGTCCGCAACCAACCGAGGCCGCTACCTGATTGCGACGGTGGGTCTCAACAACCTCGATATCCGGGCGTGTGTCGTTCTCGGTACGCAGACCGGAATTCACAACGTCGATCTCAACACGATCGCCGAACTGGATGCCGTCACGTCAGTGTCGATCCATTCGGAACGGCTCACGCTTGCGAGTGAAACTGTCACCGAAGACGACTCGAACGATCGCGCCAACTTCGATGCCGCGAACCTGACGTTCGCCGCCGCACCGGGCGTCACCGCGCAAGGGCTCGCCATCTATCACGAAGCGGGTGCCGCAGACGCGAACCGCGAACTCATTGCGGTCTACTCGACCGGCTTTCCTCAGCCGATGGACGGTGGCCTAAACGTCACGGTCAATGACCTACTGCGCTTGGCGTAAAGCGCATGGCCGCGCCAACCCTGCTTGACTACGCGCAATCGACGTGGACGGGTACCGCAACCGGTAGTGAGGTAACCTCCGATCTCGATTGGGCGGCATCGGGTGACGCGGTGCTGTGTCTCGGCGCGACAGAAGACAACACCCGCACACTGAATACGCCGACAGCTACCGGCCTCACATTCGCTGCACTCACCGGCTTGCCGACGAACACAGCCAGTTCGGCAAAGGTGTACGGCTGGAAGGCGACGGCATCCGGCAACGGCAACTCAGTCGTCACCGCTACGGGTGATGGATCGAACGCGGCACGCGGAATCGCGGCGTGGGCGTGGTCTGGTTCCGATGGCATAGAGAACCCAGTCGTCAACGTCGGCACCGGACTGACGGTGAACGTCACGGTTCAGCAAGCGGATAGCACCGTGTGCATGGTGCTCGCGGACTGGAATGCAACGGCCGACGTCACGGTGACGACGACGCCAGCGGGTGGCACTGTCCGTCAAATCAATCAAGTCTCCGGGCTGGTGACGTTCGCCGTCGTTGAGTGGACCGCGCAAGCAACCGGTACTCGTGCTTACGGTCTGACGGCGTGGACTGGCACGGGCACCGTGAGCAAGGCGGCCGTCGAAGTTCGGGGATCCGGCACGAGCCCGGGTGCTGTGACCCTTACGCCGGTCTCTATCGCTCTCTCGGCCGTTGAGGTCACGCCGGTACCTCAACCGGTGACCGTCGTGCTTTCGCCCGTGAGCGTCGCGCTGAGCGCCGTTGCCGTGACCCCCGTGCCTCAGCCGGTGACGGTCACCCTCACGCCGGTGGGCGTGTCGCTCGTGGCGACGCCGACGACTCCCGTGCCTCAACCGGTGACCGTGGCGCTAACCCCGCTCAGTCTGTCTCTGACGGCCGTTCCGGTGTCGGCCGGTGGGGTGGGTACCGTCACGCTTACGCCGGTCTCCGTGGCGCTCTCAGCGGTCCCGGTCACCGCAACCCCGTTGCCGGTCACCGTGACGCTCACCCCCGTGAACCTGGCGCTTACCGCGCCACCGGTCACACCCGTGCCGGTCGGTGGGACAGTCACGCTCACGCCGCTCGTGCTCACGCTCACCGCGACGCCGGTGAACGCGGTGCCCGGACCGGTCACGGTCGCGCTCGTGCCGGCGCTCGTGGTGCTCTCGGTCGTACCGCTCGTGATCGGCCAGCAGGAATCGCCCGGCACCCTCACGAGCAACGCCAGGTTGACCGGGCAGATAAGCGCAACCGTGCCGGCCGCCACCGTGCTATCAAGCGCAGTGTCCGCGCTGGGTTCTTTCACTACGGACGATCGACTCTCGGGAGGTGCCTAGTGAGCTACGAGGTAGGGCAACGGGTTCGTCTGTCCACTGTGGTGAGTAACGAATCCGGCACGCCGACGGACGCAACGGTGACGATCACTGTCTACCGTGAAGACGGAACTCAGTACGCGGGGGTTGTCGCCAATCACGCGGGGTCTCCGGGCTCGTACTTCGCAGACGTCACGCTCGACACGCCGGGGCGGCTCACCTGGGAGTGGGTCTCATCCGGCGCGGTGGTTGGGCGAAAGACTGATCAGTCGTACGTACGCGAACCGTTCATCGGCCTCATGTCGTTGCATGCGGCAAAGGTGCAACTCAACAAGTCGCTCACTGACACGAGTGACGATGACGAGCTATTGGATTGGATCGACGCGATCACACGGGCGATCGAGCGCTACACCGGTCCGATCATTCCGCGCGTCGTCGTTGAGACCTACACGGTTCGCCCGTTGCAGCGATCCATCGTGTTGCGGCGGCGGCCGGTGCTCGAAGTCCTTGAGGTGCGCGAGTTCTGGGGACCGGGCGACATCCGCAACCCGACGGTGTTCGTCGACACCGGGCCGACGTACGCCGATGACGCGTACTACTTCGACCCCGGCACGTCGAGCGTGATGCGTTACGGCAGCGGCTATCCCACGAACTGGCCGGTCGGATACGACAACGTTCGGATCACCTACCGCGCCGGCCGCACGCCGGTTCCGCAGAATCTACGGCTCGCGTCGAAGGAACTGCTTACGCACGTGTGGCGTCAGTCGCAGATCACCGGAGGTACCTCGCGGCCGGTACCTCGCGGCACCGGCGAATCGCTGGGAGACCGCTTGGACAAAGACGTTCAGGTTCCGGCACGCGTGCTCACGCTTATCGGGTACCGGCGCGCACCGCTACTGGGAGGCTGATTCCGTTGTCACATCAGGTTGTCCGAGACATCGTCGCCTATCTGCACACGACGTGGAACGACGTGCTTCCGCAAGATGTTGCGCTCTCGATCGGCGTGCCACCGGGCGGAGATGTGCCGGCCGCTTACGTGGCAATCGCTTACGGTGGCGACGATCGCGCCGGCATCACCGGTAGCGCGTTCGCCGACGACGGCGCGAACACCGGCGAGCACAGCGCTCAAGACGTGTCGATTTGGTGCACGATCTCGACGGCATCCGGCGATCAGAACGCGCTCGCGCAAATGGACATAACTCAGGGAATCTATGACTCGCTCGTCGATGCGCTGAATGTGGACTGGCGGTTTGGCGGTCTACTCAAGGGAGAGAGCATCGCGGGCATCGGCAACTTCGAATGGATCCTTGAAGACGGAGGACAGGTTGCAACCCTGTTCTTCACAGTGGTTGTGCAAGCCCGGTGGTTGCAATGACGCAACCCACCGCAGTCACTCGCGTTACGTGGAACGTGACGGAAGAGAATCGACTCAAGCGCGAGTTCCGCGACAAGGTTCTCCAGACTGAGGGATCCAACATTCTCCGTACGGCACAAGCGGATGCGCCTCGTAGCCGGTACGGCTCGCACGGCCGGGCGCCCGGCTACCTTGCCTCACAGATACGAATGACTGAGGCAGATCAAGCGGAGGGTCCGGGAGTACGGATAAGCACCAACGCCCGTACTCCACAAGGGTTCCGGTATGGCGCATACTGGCAACGCAGACGTCCGTATCTGCGGGCAAGCGTCTCACTAACGAAGGGGTGAATCAGTAGTGACTCAGGCAGACCCGCAGTTGGCGGCGTTCGCAAAGGAACAGCACGACGAGTACAACACGTGGGTTGCAGTCGGCCCAATCGACATCGGTAACGCTCGCGCGTGGAACACCGGCGATCCCGTTCCGGCATCCACTGTGGAACGTCTCGGGCTCGAATCGGCCGGACTCGTCGTCAAGCGCACGAGCGCGGCCGGCAAGCGCACCGTCGAAGAGACGTCGGTCATGGTGGATCTCGACGAGTTCCACAAGACGGAGATCTCACGGCAAACGCTCGTGGATCCGGAAGCCGTCAAGGCGGCGACGGTCAAGAGCGCGGCATCGAAGGAAGGGAAGTAACCGATGCCAACGACCGCAACCCCGAACGTTCTCACCGACCCCGGGTATCTGTTCTGGGCTCCGCTCGCGAGCGCGATTCCCACGAACACCGTCGTTGCGTCGAAGTTCACCGACGCATGGCCGGTTGCTTGGCTCTCGTTGGGCGCGACCGAAGACGGTTCGCAGTTCAACTACGAGTCCACTGTGGAACCGATCCGCGCCGCTGAGTTCTTCGACCCGATCCGTTACAGCACAACGGATCGAACCGGCAACATCTCGTTCACGCTCGTGGACTGGACGCTCGCGAACCTGAAGCGGGTGCTCAACGGTGGCGCGCTCACCGTGGTTTCCGGTACCGGCGCGACGACGCTGTCGAGCTTCACGCCACCGGTTCCCGGTGGTGAGGTGCGATGCATGATCGGGTGGGAGTCGCTGTCGAACGACGTACGCATCATCGCGTATCAGACGCTCAACGGCGGCAACATTCAGTCGAGCTTCCGGCGCGCTCCCAACAAAGCCGGATTCGCGTGCACGTTCAACTTCGAAAAGCCTGCGGCTTCGGAGCCGTTCATCGTCTACACGGCCGGCACCGCGCGCGGCTGATCGAGCAAGACGGGGTGCGTCGTCCGGAGCGGCGACGCACCCCTTACGTACCAACAACATCGGAGGGCAAACAGTGGCAACGAACATCGGATCGCTTGGTACCGAACGGGAAGCGGTCGATATGGAGTTCGAGTACTTCGGCGAGACGATCCGCGTTCACCCGGAAGCGAGCGATCTCCGCGTCGTCGACATGATGATGCGCATCGGTGATCTCGACATGGATGATCCTGCTGCGGCCAGCGAGATCATGTCGGGTCTCGCGGAGCAACTGCTGTTGCAGATCCACCCGGAAGACGCGACGAAGTTCTGGGAGATCGCCAAAAAGAACCGCCAGCAGATGAGAGACATCATGGCGGTTTCAAAGTCCATCACTGAGGCGGTCGCGGGTTTCCCTACTGGGCAGTCCTCCGACTCTGCGCCCACGCCTCAGAACGAATCCCCGACATCCGGGCGCGGCTCGCTCTCTCGACGCGAGCGTCGAGCACTGGCGCGGTTGCAGCGATCGCGCGGCGCGACAGTGACCGCGCTTACGCAGTTGCGGGGAAGGCCCGACTTGCAGACGGCCGTAGTCAACGCGGCGAAAGCACGAGACAGCCGAGCGGGTTAACCGTCTCCGAACTCTGCGCGATCGTCCACTCGATGTTGTGGGAAACGATCGAACGCAGACACGAGATGACCTACCACGCAACGCTTATTGCGAAAGCGATGGGCGCGGAAGGCGAAGTGCCGGACATCGCGGAGACGTTGGAGGAAGCGCGAACTCGATTCGACGAAGCGCTAGCGGCCGGACCCGACAGGGTCGATCCGCAGGAGGCAACACTAAGAGCGGCGCTTGGTTTGAGGGAGTGGTGAATCGTGGCGAGCGTTTCGAGTACGTACATCACGATCGTCGGTGACTTCACCGCGTTCCGTACGGAGACCCGTCGGCAAGCACGCCTTGCCGGTGAAGACGCCGCTCAGGGTTTCGCTCGAAACTTCCGCAACGCTCTGCGTGCTGAGATGGCTGGCGCTCGCATGGATTTCAACGTGCGACCCATCCTCGATCTCACCGCGTTTCGCAATCAGTACCGGCTGTTCCGACAGGTCTATCTCCAGGACCAGTCATTCCTTGTGAACCCGGTGCTCAACGACGCGATGCTCCGCGCCGCGTTCCTGGGTCTGGCCAATGCCGGCCGCAGTGCGGGTGATCGTGCCGGCAACGAAGCCGGCAAGGGATTCAATACCGCGCTACTGAAGATGCTTGCCGGTGCGGCCGGTGTCGCACTGCTAGGCAAGTCGTTGCTAGGTATCGTCTCCGTGCTTGGCGAACTCGTCGTCATGTTCGGTGCGGTTGGCGCGGCGATTCCCGCGATGGCGGTTACGGGAATCGCCGCGATGGCCACGTTCAAGCTTGCTCTATCTGGTGTAGGCGACGCGGTAAAGGAAGCGTTCACCGGCGACGATCCCGAGAAGCTGGCCGAAGCGCTCGACAAGTTGGCGCCACCGGCGCGGCGCTTCGTGCTGGAGATGTTGAAGTTCAAGCCGCAACTTAAGGGGTTGCAGCAAGACGTACAAGCGTCGTTCTTTCAGCCGATGCTTGGCGGGTTCGCCGCGCTCATGCGCTCACCCGCGTTGGGTCTCGTGCGCAATCTGTTCAAGGGCATTGCGACCGATGCCGGTACGGCCGGCGCGGGAATCCTCGGCGTGCTCACGGCGACGGCGAAGAGCGGCGAACTCGCGGCCGTCTTCGAGCCGATCCGTCGCATCCTGAAAGAGTTCTTCTCTACGGGTCCGGGACTCGTGCAAACGCTCATCACTCTCGCGAGAGTCGGTGGGAAGTTCGCGGAGATTCTGCTCTCGAACGTTGCGTTCTCTCTGCAACGGTTCGTCGATCTCATTGCCACTGCGGCGGCCGATGGTTCTCTCGCGGAGTTCTTCGAGCGCGGACTAGACATCATGTCAGTCTTCGGCGAATTGCTCGGAGACATCTTCTCGATTCTCGGCTCGATCTTCGGTGCGCTGCAAAGCGAAGGTGAGTCGACGCTCGGCGTGATCGGCTCGCTCGTTGACATGCTGGCCGACTTCCTCAAGACGGCCGAAGGAAGCGCGGCACTCTCGACGCTCGCGCAGATTCTTGGCGTACTCGGTGACGTCGTGGGCGCCGTGCTCAAGCCGTTGCTTCCCGTCGTTGCGAAGCTAGTGCAGGTTCTCGGCGGACCGCTCGTCGCCTCGATCGCTGCGCTCACACCGATTCTCGGCATCCTCATCACCGCGATGGCGGACATGCTCATGCCGGTGATCGACGCGCTCGCGCCGATCATCTCGGAACTCGCCGCGATCGTCGCGCGGTTCCTGTCGGCTGCCATGGCGGAACTCGCGATTCACATTCAGACGCTGGCCCCGGTCGCGGCATTGCTTGCCGAACAGTTGGGTCCGGAACTGATCCCAGTCGTGACGGCGTTGGGTCAAGTTCTGCTGGCGCTTGTTCCGATCATTCCAGCAATCTCGGAAGCAATCATCTCGCTACTGCCATTGCTGGAAGAGTTGCTTCCTCTGTTCGTCGAACAGATCCAAGTCACCGCAGTCATCATCACGTGGATTGCACAACTGATCTCGTGGCTTGTGAAGATGGGTGCCGCATACCTCGAAACAGTCGGGGTTGTTGCGGGCCAGGTTGCCCGGTGGGTCGGCGTGATGCGCGACATGTGGAACGAGATCCGCGACCGGTACTTGGCGCCGATGCTCGACACGCTGACGAACAAGATTCCGCACGCGTTCCGTACCGGCGTCGACCTGATCGAGTTCTGGTGGAACCGGCTTAAGGGCGTTGCCTCCGAGCCGGTACGGTTCTTCGTCGAGACCGTTGTAAACCGTGGAATCATCGGCACGTTCAACCGCGTGGCGGATTGGATCCCGGGACTCGGCAAGCTGCCCCCGGTGCCGGGCTTCCACGATGGCGGCTCGTTCTCGGGCATGCTGCCGGGCGCACCGTCCGATGTGGACAACATGCTCGCCGCAAGCCCTTACGGGCCAATCGCTTTGGCGAGCGGTGAGTTCGTCGTCAAGTCGAAGGAAGCGAACCGGCCGCTCGCAAAGCAGATTCTCCAGTTCATCAACGATGGTGGATTGCGCGGGTTCGCCGGTGGCGGGTTCATCGACGCACTCATGAATCCCGTTGGCTGGGTTAAGGATTCGGTCGGCAACGTGCTCGATCGGATCCCGGGTGGCGGCCGGATGGTCGACGTCGTAAGGGGATTCGGCTCGAAGATTCTCAACGGCCTTATCGCGTTCGTGAAAGACAAGCGCTCGTTCCTCGGCGCGGGTGGCGCGGCGGCGGCCGGCTTCCCGCCGTGGCCTGCAAGCCCGGGTGCATCGCGCGGTGACAGCGGAGTGTGGCGCGCGATCGTCGGTCTCATCCGTGGCACCGGTCCCGTGAGCGGTTCGTTCGGAAACGCTTACAGACACGGGGATCCCTTGTGGCACGGGAGCGGCCGGGCTGTTGACTGGATGGGTTTCAATCAGGACGCACTAGCAATGTTCTTCATGAACATGAAGGGTCACGTACTCGAACTCATCCACCGCACAAACAACAGAGACTACGCAATCACTCGCGGTCGCGACCGTGGCAAGTTCAATGAAACACTCATGAATCAACACCGGAATCACATTCACATCGCGATGGCAGAAGGCGGATGGTTGCCGCGCATGCTCGCGGGTGTCACGCGCCTCATGGACACCGGTGGTTGGATGATGCCCGGATGGAACCCGCCGACGTTCAACGGCACGGGCAAGCCGGAAGCCGTTATCCCAGACGGTATGTCGGTGGCGCTCGATGACGAGACGATCGAGAAGCTAGCTCGTGCGTTCATGCGTGCGATGTCGGCTGGGTTGGGTGCGGCGCGACAGGTATCAAGGAGCTACGCATGACGACTCTCACGCTCACGAAGTTGTTCGTGAATCTTGTTGCCACCGGCGCGGCGGTCTCTGCGCAAAGCAACGGTCGCGGTGAGGACTACACGAACACCGGCGAAGTGAAGCAACTTGCTGGCGAGCGTCTTCGTGCCGTGACAGTTGCGGGCGAACGCGGACAGTTCGCGTTCACGATGCTCGAAGTTCCGGCCGCCGACGTTGCGACGCTTCGACTGTGGAAAGGCCAGTTGGTACAAGTCCGCGACGATCGCGGACGTGTGTTCTTTGGCGTGTATCACAACGTCCGACCGTCTGACGTGCGCGATAAGAAGACTTCATACGATGTCGCTATCACGCTATTCGTAGTCACGGCAGACACGGGGGTCTAGGGTATGCAACCCCTTGCGATCGAGCCGCGAGAGT